GGCGTCGTAGTGCGATGCAGTCTTTTATAGACATCGTTAAAAGTAAAGCGGCAGTCAAATCCATTTATCGTAATGCGGGGAGCAATCCTTAGTGGATGGGCCGGGACCGCTCGGGCCCGTTGAGCATGGGCCCTCGCAAAGCAGGGCGACGGTAATATTATCTCGTCGCCCTACTTTCCGGGGGGGCCGGCCCAATTTAAAGCCATCTCCGCTGCGGCCTATTTAATAGGCCCTTCAGCAGCGGAAGGGGGCAAGGGGCGACGGTTGTCAAGAGAGTTTTTCAAAACCTCGGATCTCAAAGCACATCCTACGGCTGTGAAGCTATCCACGATAGCTTCTTCCAAGATGGCCTCACATGTCAGTGAGACAGAGGGCGCCAGGGGGCAAGTTGGCGCCCCCCCCCTTCGGGGGGAGGAAGTTGGCGCCCCAGGGGCGGTCGAAGCTTGCTTCGAGGTAAGAAGCAGGAATGTCTTCCTGACATACAGTAAGTGCCACCTGGAGCCGGCGTACATGCTTGAACGCCTCTCCAGACTTCTCAAGAAGTGGGACCCGACGTATACATACGTCGCAAGGGAAGAGCACAAGGATGGCTCTTACCATTTGCACTGTCTAGTACAGTGCAGAAAATACATTCGCACTAAGAGTGCTAAATTCTTCGATGTCGAAGAATTTCATCCTAACGTGCAGAACGCGCGGGTACCTCACAAGGTACTTGCGTACATCAAGAAAGGCCCCGTATGCTTCGTTGAGCACGGGGCTTTCAAAGACGAAGCGAAGAAGAAGAAGAGGAAGGCTGACGCTCCTTCCACGAAGGACGCCAAAATGGCGTCTATAATTTCTCAATCAACATCACGTGAGGACTATCTTGGGATGGTCAAAAAAGAATTTCCATTCGACTGGGCAACAAGGTTGCAGCAGTTCGAATACTCAGCGCAAGCGCTGTTCCCCTGCCTCCCTCCTCCGTATGTTGATCCCTTCGGGATGCCTTCACAGGCAGAACATCAGGTGCTCGGAGCATGGCTCCGAGAAGAATTATATTCTGTAAGTCCCTATGCATATTCCATTCACAACGGAGTCACGGAGGATCAAGCCAAGCTTGACCTCCAATGGATATCTCAATTGAGCAGGACAGAAGTCCTGCTGAACGAAGGAGAAGCCTCTACATCTGTGGACCAACAAGAACAGGCAAGACTTCTTGGGCAAGAAGTCTTGGATGTCATAACTACTGGCAGCATTCCGTGGACTTCCTCCACGTCATTCCCACTGCCAGATACAACGTCATAGATGACATCCCTTTCAAGTTTGTTCCTTGTTGGAAGGGGCTTGTTGGGGCGCAGAGGGACATCACCGTCAATCCAAAGTACGGGAAGAAACGTCTTCTTCCTAACGGAATACCTTCCATAATCCTCGTGAACGAGGATGAAGACTGGCCCCAATACATGCAGCCATCACAGGCTGCATGGTTTGAGGACAACTGCGTCGTCTTCTACATGAACCAAGGGTTCCGTTTCTTCGAAACGACGGCGTAGGTGTTACACACCTACGCGCGAGGCATTATCAGATAGATATTGTTTTTCCGGTGGTATTGTACTAGGGTCGCTTCAGACTCGGTCTTTAGCCCGAGGCTGCGCTATGTATTGTAATTTGTAACGCTACGCGTTCATCGCAATGCGATAAATAAAATGTGCCATTTTATTTCAGATCATAGATCGCCCAATGGGCTCAATTACAGTGGGCTACTGATTACCCACAGACTTAAAGTAACACTTGATTACACCACGGGCTGTGAACACAAGCCCGTTAGCAGGAGCTATCACAAGGTACAGGGCTCCGCCCTTGATATCCGACGACTCCGCCGTCGTTGTGTCCTTCCACTCCGTTCGCACTCCAAGTCCCTTGGCGAACCTCGTTACAGACACCAGGTTCTGCGTATTGCAGACAGGCAGGTTCGTGTAGTCCTTCTGGAACGTACTGCCGTTACATTCCAGCTTAAACGGCCAACGCCGTTTCACCACAAAGCGGTGAGACGCTTCGCGTTTGACCTTCCAGGTCGAAGGCCAGTTCTGTAACCCCGAGGGCACATCGAAGATGTCTGACGGGGTCAGGTCAGTAATCCCAGTAGGCGTCTTGTCATACACCAGCCAGCATATCGGCTGGCTGCTGCAGCAGTACTTGAGTACCGTAGCGGATGCGGAAACACCAAGGTTGAGAGCAACCTTATACGTAATGGTTTCCTGGGATTTGCGCTGGTTCTCGCCAGAACCGCGCGTATAGGCCGAGAGAAGGATCGCTCGGCCACCGGCGTTGAACGCCTGGTCTTCACTCCAGGTGAAGGTCTGTACTTGCAGCGCCTCTCTAGATGCGCTGCGGGACCCAGTCCACTTCGTGGTTCGCGGCTTCTTACGCCGCTTAGTACCAGAGGTACTCCCCCTCTTCCTCTTCGAGGAAGACGGCATCTCCAACGTCAATTTCCGGGAATTCCGGAAGGACCTGAAATCACAGGAGGAATACCACTTCTAACAGCAACTGGAATTGAAACCTCAGACGCTGTCCGGGGGACAGCTGGCGGATCCTCAACGGTCCGCCCAAAGCCAGATGAAGTTACACTGCTTAAACCGGATAAACGGTATTGCGTAATGAATTCCGCAATGCACGTCTTGTAAATGAATGACAAGACGCAAGCAGCAATAAATGCTGCAAATAAAGATAAAGCAGTGACCTTCAAAGACGAGGCAAAGCTCTCGTCCTGGCTTCGCCGTGGAATCGCACCACTTACCACTAAAGCAGACTCAGGGTACTCCGCCAT